TACATGCACCCTCAGCTAATGTCATTTTTAAAATAGAATAATTAAGGAAAGAACATGCGTATTTTTATAACAGGCATAGCAGGATTTTTAGGAAGTCATCTAGCTGATCGCATGATTGAATTAGGTCATGAAGTTTCAGGCAATGATACTCTTATCGGCGGCTATGAAGATAATGTAAATCACAAAGCTACTTTATACAAAGTAGATTGTTGTGATAGAGAGCGTATGGCTGACATAATGAAAGGCGTTGATATTGTTGTACATACTGCTGCAACTGCTCACGAAGGACTAAGTGTAGTAAGTCCAGATTTTATTACTAAAAATATATTTCAAGCAACTGTTGCTACTGTTAGTGCAGCACTAGAAAATAAAGTAAAACGATTTGTGTATTGCACTAGTATGGCACGATACGGCGGACAAACAATACCATTTCATGAAGAACAAACTCCTGCGCCAGTTGATCCTTACGGCATTGCAAAAGTAGCAGGCGAACAAGTATTAATAACACTTAGCGAAGTGCATGGAATGGAGTGGAATATTGCTGTACCTCATAATATAGTTGGACCAAGNCAACGGTACGATGATCCGTTCCGTAATGTTATGAGTATAATGATTAATAGAAATTTACAAGGTAAGCCTTCTATTATATACGGNGATGGACAACAAACAAGATGTTTTAGTTATGTAGACGACTGTATACAGTGTCTCGAAAAACTTACTCTAGATGAAAACATTGTAAATCAAATTGTAAACATAGGCCCAGATGAAGGTACTATTACAATTAAAGATTTAGCATCGCTGGTGGCTAATAAAACAGGCTGCAACTTAGATCCTATACACGTAGATGATAGGCCTCAAGAAGTTAAGCATGCAATGTGTAGTGCAAACAAAGCAAGAAAACTTTTAAATTATGAAACAACAACTGATTTAGAAACAGCAGTTGANCACACAATTAATTACATTAAAGCTCGCGGCACAAAACCTTTTGATTATACTTTTCCATTAGAAATTGTAAATTCTANGACACCAAAAACATGGAAGGATAGGTTAATTTAAATGAGATTTGTATTTGAATCTATGAGACTTGGTGAATTTAAAAATTTAATTAAGTGTCCCGACAAAAACCCGTCAGGCATTCGACGATTTACTCCTAGTCCAGTAATTGCTGAATTAATGGTTGCCCAATCTTATGAACAAAATAGTAGACATATACTTACTACTGAACGTGTTAAAGGGGAAATTTATATTATTGCAACTGGAGTTGCACATGCACCTTGGGACTGGTGCGGTCCTGACAGCACAGGACTAGGATTTAATGAAAGACATCCTAACAGACAAACGTTATTTGCTTATATAAATAAAAAATATTTAAAATCATTACGTAAAGGTATGGCTTATTTATTAATTGATCAGTCTCACGAAGGTTATCAAACTGATTGGCTATGGAGTTGGTTTCATAATAATTGTAAAACTTATGGTATTAATCCTAAACAAATTATATATGTTACTGGTAATTTAGATTGTAAAGATCAATATGATGAATGGTCTAAGGAGNGTTTACCAGAAAATAAAATGTTAGTAGTACCATATCCTCATTTTGAATCTGTGATATCTAATATTTTAAACTCTGATCTTAAAAAGTATCCTAGTTTTGCCCAGCAAATAGAGTACAAGCAGTCCAACTTAGACTCTATAAAAACATATAGTGCCTTACAAAAACGTGCTAGGCCTCATCGTGCTTGGTTTTTTAAACACTTATCGGATGCTAATTTATTAGAAGCTGGCATAAACAGTATGAATAAGTTTAAAATGGGCGAAGCTACTTATGAAGGTAAGATCATGTCAGACGAGGAATACAATAGCGTAATTCATAAGTTGCCAATGTTGCCGCCAGACACCGGAAAAAAAGGATTAAAGGGATTTGCAGATCAGGATTGCGGTCACTATCTAACAAAGTTTAATGATGAAATAATGTTAGATACATGGTTAACTGTTATTAGTGAAGCGTCATTTGGCGAAAGTGAACACGAATGTTTTCTTAGTGAAAAAACCTTCAAACCTATCGCATGTTACCATCCTTTTATAATAGCAGGAAATAGACTTTCACTCCATCGATTAAGAGAGTTAGGATATAAGACATTTAGTCCTTATATTGATGAAAGTTACGATATGCTAACCACATGGCCAAGAATGGCTGCAATTACTAAAGAAATAGCTAGAATAAACAATATGTCGCCTGAGGATAAGTTAAACTGGTTTAACGGCGTGAAGCATATTTTAGATCATAATTACGAACTTCTAAAATCAAGATCAAGTAAAACTTCTTCGACATATTTAAAGGTTATAGAAGATCATATAACTAAGGAATAAAAATGTATAAAGAGCAAGTAAGCAAAATAACAAAAGATTTAAAAAGAACTAAAAAAGCAATTATTGCAATTGGGTGTTCGTTTGTACAAGGTCAAGGAGCAGTCGATGACGAATTATATCAAGACTACACTTGGGAATATCATGAAGGACGTCCGCTTACAATAGATCTTACTTACAAACAACGCAAACGACTGTTAAAAGGTTATTCTAATCTTAAATTAAATGGATTGACAGCAGCAGCTAGTAACATAGATTTTACTATGATGGAGTATGATAATGCATTTGTTAATGTATTGTGTAACAAATATTTTAATAAGTCGTACACTCCGATTAATTTAGGAATCAGAGGTTGCGGCAATCGNGCTTCAATTAAAGAATTATATATGTACCCTGAAATTANCTATGATGATTTACAAGAAATTATAGTTTTGTATGCTCCTAGTGGTCTTGAAAGATTTGATTTCATTAATGATCAAGCAGAAGACCATTTTAATTGGAAAGCGATGTGGCCACATTACGAACATATGGAAGAAGATAATTCTAGACTTCCTTTATGGAAAGGGTATGGTCAATTATTACATAGTGATAAATTTGAAGTATTAGAACAAATTGCACACGTACAAGAATTATTGACATGGTGCAAATATAGGAACGCAAGATTAGTAATTACGCCAGGATTTGATAGAAGATACGACAAAGCATATTTTAACGAATGTTTGTCAACGCAAGTAGAACGAAAAAACGAGATATTTGTAAAGTCTGATAAACCCATTTTTGGAAAAAGTANAAGTGACAAATCTCATTTAATAGATTTGTTTCCGTGGTCCAGCATGTTTAAGCCTGCAGGATTTGATACGTTTGCAGACTTGGTAATTTCTAAAGAAGATAAATTAGAAGATAAACTAGATCATTATGGACAGTTTTTAGGCAAAGGATCGCCAGACAAATGGATAACACCTTGTTCTCATCCTAGTCAGAAAGGACACGATTTATTTGCAAGTTGCTTATATACACATATAGCTGGAAAAACTTAAAAAATGAAAAAGAGAAAAAATAAAATGAAAAATGCAGGTTGGGGATCACCTGCCACTGATACTATTTCTATGGATGCTAGTCTAATTGAAAATGAATTACCAGTACGAAAATTTTCTGACGGTCAATTCAATGGGCCCGACGGCCCTGGAATTGTTCCTTTTCCTGGATATCTTAATAATCCTAAGTTTCCATTCGGATCAGTTTTTCCCAAAGTAGCCGGCGTATACAGTTGGATGCAAGGAGATAGCGAAGAAAATTTTGTAAAACATAAGCGTACACAGCCAGCTACGTGGAAATATTTAACTAAACCGATTACTTACACAATTAACAGCCACGGATACAGAGCGCCTGAATGGAAAGACATTGATTGGAAAAACTCTGTGGTATTGTTTGGCGATTCTTGTACGTACGGTATTGGAGTGTCCGATGAGGAAACTATTGGATTCCAGTTAGCGCAATTATTAGGTAGACCGGTGATTAATTTAGGAGTAGGTGGTGGCTCAAATACTTTAATGATACACAACGCTACTCATTTGCTAGAATATTTTCCAACTCCGTACGCAGTAGCAAATATTTGGAGCACAACTAATAGATTTAGATTTTTTACAGAATTTCATACGTATGATGCAGGAGCATGGGACCGAAACGCTGTTAAAGTAAGTGAACACACAGATGTTAGTAAGTTATGGAAACTTANGTTTGCAGATCCTACGCACGAGTTAGGACTTNCGTTCTATGAAGGAAAAATAGCAAAAGCTATATGGCAAGATAGAACAAAATATGCTAGTTTATCATTTTTTGGAGACTCTGCACATTATACTAGATCTGATCAATATTTTGTAATAGATAACAAGGCCAGGGACTTAGTACATCCTGGAGAAGAAAGTTGTAGAAAAGTGGCACAATTTTTATATGGAAAATTTAAATGAGTGATTATAATAAATCAGCAGATATAGCAGAAGCACAATTAAAGCGTATTTCGCCAAGCATGTGTTATGCTAAGTGGGCACAAATGTCTATGCATTTAACCAACGGCACCACGCATAGTTGTTATCATCCCCCGCTACATAAAATTGATGTTACGGAAATATTAGACAATCCAAGTGCGTTACATAATACTAAGCAAAAAAAACAAGAACGCAAAGAAATGCTAGCAGGCAAGAGGCCCNATGGATGTTCATATTGCTGGAAGATTGAAGACCAAGGCGACCGAAGTGACAGAATTTATCGTAGCGGCGAACAATGGGCTCAAAATGCTAAAACTGATATAATCGAATCATTAGATACCGGCGATGTTATACCGCGTTATGTAGAAGTAAATTTTAATCAAGCATGTAATTTAAAATGTTCGTATTGCAGTCCGCACCTAAGTACTACATGGGAAGAAGAAGTAAACAAGTTTGGCCCGTACAATGTTGTAGATGATAAAGGTGAAGAAGTTGAACATAATAATATCGAGTATCTAACAACTGAAGGATTAATGCCGCTGAAAAGCAAGCAAGCAGATAATCCGTATGTAACAGCATTTTGGAAATGGTGGCCAGACTTATACAAGAAGCTTGAAGTATTTCGTATTACAGGCGGCGAACCTCTAATGGATGTTAATACTTTTAAAGTACTTGACTATATCTATGAAAATCCTAACGCATGGCTAGAAGTTAGTGTAACTAGTAATTTTTGTCCCCCTAAGCCCGAGCTAATGACTAAGTTTATCGACAAGTTAAAGAGATTAGAAGAAATACAAATTTGGAAGGACGACGATCGATTTAATCCTGGTTCAGGTAACAACTGGTATGTTAATATGGCATTAAAGAATGTTGCTGTATTTGTTAGTGTTGATTCTGTAGACGAACAAGCCGAGTACATTAGAACAGGACTTGACTATAGTGTTATGAAAAAAAATGTAGATACCTTTTTAACAGAAACTAATAACACAACAATGACGTTTATTAATACATTTAATGCTCTAAGTATTCCTAAGTTTAAAAACTTTTTAGAATACATACTTAAATTAAGAACACAGTACAGCAAAGATAATCAAGGAACAAAGTATATTCCCATACATGATCCTTATAGTACACACAACGATTATGAAATACATCCACGCCAGCGCATTTGGTTCGATATCCCAATACTGAGAAATCCTGCCTGGCAAGCAATACATATTTTGCCAAAAGAGTTTGATCATTANCTAGAAGAGGCAATTGCATTTATGAAAGCAAATGCAAATACTGATAACTTTGTAGGATTTTATGACTTTGAAATNGAAAAAGCAGAACGTAATTTGGCAGCATTAAAAGCAAGAAATTTAAGTAGTCCGGAAGCACTCGAAAGAAATCGTCGCAACTTAGTTAAGTATTTTGATCAACACGATGCTCGCCGAGGCACAAATTTTTGTAAAACCTTTCCTGAGTTTGCCGAACTGTATAATCAATACTCTTGACATATACAATAATGAATGTTATAATAAACTATGTATGATATTGTATTCATAAGTTATCAAGAACTCAGTGCAGACGAAAACTACGCAGCTCTGAAGGCTAGATTTCCTATGGCCAAACGAGTACATGGCATTAAAGGAATACATCAAGCACACATTAAAGCTGCAAAGAAATGCTTTACTAAAATGTGTTGGATTGTAGATGCCGATGCAATAATACTGAACGACTTTAACTTTGATTATGTTGTTCCTGAACATCAATTAGATCATGTACACGTATGGCGTAGCCAAAATCCTATCAATGAGTTGGTGTACGGTTACGGAGGAGTAAAATTATTTCCTCGTAAACTAACAATAGACATGGATTTAACAAAACCAGACATGACTACAAGTATTAGTCCACATTTTATTGCGGTAGAACAAGTTGCAAACATCACAGCTTTTAATACTGATCCGTTTAACACTTGGAAAAGTGCATTTAGAGAATGTGCAAAGTTGAGTAGTAAAATAATCGATAGGCAAAATAATGAAGAAACAGAACAAAGACTTGATACTTGGTGTACAAAAGGCATTGAGAGACGCTATGGCGATTACGCTATTGCTGGCGCTAATGCTGGTAGGGAGTTTGGGATTTCTAATAGGAGCGATATTAGCCTTATAAACAATTTTGAGTGGTTACATGAACAATTTTCAAAACATACCGTTTGACGACATAACAAGTTTTGGTCAAAAGACTCTACTAAACACAAATTTGTTCACAGTTAGCTGGATCCTTGCAAGGTTTTGCAATTACAATTGCAGCTATTGCTGGCCCTATGCTCGAAGTAGCACGCCTGACCACCAAGACTTAGAAATATATACAAATTCCATTGACGAAATAAAACGTCAAGCAAGAGAAAATGGGTTTACCGACTTTCACTTTAGCTTTAGTGGCGGCGAACCTACTGCATATAAATACTTTGGGAAGGTCATAGACCATTATTGCAGTGATGCAACTCCTGAGTACCAGAGTATCCACATGACGACCAATCTAAGCCCAGGAAGCAAATGGTGGAACAACTGGTTAGAAGCTACGAGCAGTCTGCAACGTAGGAGTATTACTGCAAGCTATCACGCAGAGTTTGCAAACGAACAAGAATTTGGAGATAAATGTCTCCAACTTATGAAAGCAGGTGTGTATGTTACAATCAACCAAGTTATGGTTCCTGAAATGTTTCAAGAGCTTTACGAACGCTTACAACGATTTGCCGCCCGAGGTATTAATGTTACTGTCAAGCCACAGTCCGACCCTACAGCCTCTCATGTTGTATCCGGATATACAGATGTACAACTTAACAAACTGCAAACTGGATTCCCTCAAAGAATCCCAGACGAATTTAAAAAAATAATACCGTTGTTACAGGTAGAATTACAAGACAAAGACGGTAACATCTATTATATAGACCAAGCAGAACGCTTTAATTCCTTTGGATTTAACAAGTTCAAAGGATGGCATTGCAACGCAGGATACCAAGGATGCGTCATTAGAGAGAATGAAGTTAAGCGCAGCTACAGTTGCCATGATGAACCCTTAGGCACGTTAGACGGCGGCTTTGAGCTGTTTAAAGCACCTTCTAAGTGTATTACACCTACTTGTGTAAGTAGCGCAGATAGTAAATTACCAAAGGTAAAGTATGAAAGTTGATATACAAGACGTTCTATTTTGGATGGATGCAATCCGTAATAGTGAGGATCGCTATCGTACATTAGAAAGCTTTTGGAAAGGACAAGTTAATAGTAAAGTATGGCTTGCAGAATCTCTAGAGCAGTTTATGCTATACGATAAACAACGAATTGCTATCTATGGAGGCTGGAATGGCGTACTTGCTAGTATTCTTTTTAATAGCAAATTAAACATAGAATATATTACAAGTGTAGATATTGATCCCGTATGTGAGGAAATTGCAAATACTGTAAATAAAAAATACGAGATGGAAAAAAGATTTCGAGCATTAACAGCAGATATGTGCGATGACAGGATTTCTTTTATGTTAAAATTTTCTAACATAATTATTAACACAAGTTGTGAACATATTACACAAGATCAATATGATAAGTGGTTAGATAATCAGCCAAATGATGCATTGTTTGTAATACAAAGCAATAACTATTTTGATCATGAAGAACATATACGATGTTCTACTGACTTAGGTGATTTTGTACGCATGAGCAAAATTAAACCGTTGTGGCAAGGCGAGCTCGAAACACCAAAATATGCACGTTATATGATTATAGGCAGAAAGAAAAATGTTTAAATTTGATCAATTAGAAAATATACATTTAGAAATTACAAATCGTTGCCAAGCAAGCTGTCCGATGTGTAGTAGAAACTATCACGGCGGTTTAGAAAATCCATTAATTAAAAATCAAGATTGGACAATTGACAATTTTAAACACATTTTGAATAGCGAAGTACTAAACCAAATAAACGGTTTTTACTTTTGTGGAAACTTTGGCGATCCTATTATTAATAACGATTTAGCAGAAATGTGTAGTTATGCAACTGATGTTAATCCTAGTTTAGAGATTAGAATACACACAAACGGCGGAGCAAGAAGTAAAGATTGGTGGAAGAAACTTGCAAAAGTATTGCCTAATAAACATTGTGTTATTTTTGCAATTGACGGCTTAGCAGATACACATAGTTTATATCGTATTGGTACTGACTTTGACAACGTATTAAAAAATGCAAAAGCATTTATTCAAGCAGGCGGAACAGCAGAATGGGCGTTTATTAAATTTAAACACAACGAGCATCAACAACTTGCTTGTGAAGCATTAGCAAAAGAACACGGCTTTGCTAAATTTACATGCAAAGACAGTGCAAGATTTGTTGCTACTGATAAGTTTGAAGTTTTAGATAAAAAAGGTCAGCTCGAATATTACCTAGAGCCTCCTACAGGAAGTAACATAACTCTTATAACTCAAGATGTAATTGACAATTATAAAGATGTGGTAGACGCCAGTGAAATAGACTGTTTTGTTTTAAAACAGAAAGAAATTTATATAACTGCACAAAGAAACATTATGCCTTGCTGTTTTTTAGCAAGTGCTCCGTATAATTATATACACCCTAATGATTTAGCTAAAGATATTAGACAAAAGATAAAATCACAGCACTCTAGTCTTATTGCAGATTTAGGAAATACTAATGCTCTTAATCATTCTATAAAAGATGTAATAGATTCTAATGCTTGGCAAACAGTATGGGACAAGTACTGGCATGCAGAAAAACTAATTACATGTGCTAGAACATGTGGTGTAAATAAACTTAGTAAACCCAAAGATCAGTTTATAGACAAGGTAGAGATATAATGTCAGATTTAGAAAAGTATCAAGCTGAAATTGCAGAAGTAAGCGGCACAGAAACATTTTGTGTGTTACCTTGGATACATATGGCAACTAGACCAAATGGCGATATGCGATTATGTTGTACATCTAATGCAAGTGGCGCAGGTGATAATCATGAAGTAGGTCTTGTAAAAATGGAAGATGGCAAACCTGCAAACTTTGGTAAAAATACACCTTTGGAGGCATGGAATAACGATTACATGAAAAGTGTACGTACAACTATGCTTAATGGTGAAATCCCTGCAAGTTGTACAGGTTGTTTTAAAGAAGAAAGACAAGGTATTGTAAGTAAGCGTATCTGGGAAACAGGCACTTGGCATCGAGACGACAACGGTGTAGATATTCCTGAACTTATTCGTCAAACAAAAGAAGACGGTTCTGTGCCAGAAAATTTAAAATATTTGGATCTAAGATTAGGACATACGTGCAACATTAAGTGTGTAATGTGTAGCCCGCATGATTCAAGTAAGTGGGTTGCGGACCATAAAAAACTTATTNCAGTATTACAAGATCCTGAAGTTAAACGACAAATGCAATGGGATCGCAAATTGTTTAATAACAAGTGGCACGAGAAAGATTCATTCTGGAAAGAAATTAATGCACAAATTCCTAACCTAAGACAAGTGTACTTTGCTGGAGGCGAGCCTCTAATGATTAAAGAACACAAAATGTTTATTAAAGAAATTATTCGTCAAGGCTATCAAGATAAAATACTATTACGTTATAACTCAAACGGATTGCTTGTAGATGAAGAATTAATTGAGCTATGGTCAAAGTTTCATAAAGTTAAATTTGCTGTTAGTGTCGATGCAAGTTTTGAACGTGATGATTATATTCGCTTCCCTACAAAATTTGCTGATGTAGAACGCACACTGCATATGCTAGATAACACACCTGACAACATACATATTAGTATGGCAACAGCCGTGCAAATATTCAATATTAAACACATGCCTGATTTTATAAAGTGGAAAATAAACAGTAATTTTAAAAAGATGAATATTGGTTTAGTAGGCGGAGTAAAAATGGGAGGCGGATTGGTTAACATGCATCTAGTACATATACCAACGTTTCTTAATATTACAATACTACCAGAACAAGACAAACAAGAAGTGCGTGAACGTTTTGCAGAACTTAAAACATGGCTATGGGAAAATTACACACAAGACGATGATTTTTGGATACATAATCCATCTGGCTGGTCCAAGTGGGAAGGGTTGTTAACACACATGGATTCGGCAGATAACAGTCATTTACTTTCTGGATTTAAAGAGTATGTAAACAAGCTCGATGCTATCCGTGGTTTAAACGCAGCAGCTATATTTCCTGAACTAGCACACTTGCTATGAAAGAGCTAATTAAAATAGAAACAATGGAGTCTAAAAATAGACTCCGTATAGAGTATATGGTGGGAAACTATTGTAACTATAAATGTTTGTATTGCGGCGATTATGCTAACGGTGGAGATACTAGATGGCCAAACGACTACGAGTCATTGATAAAACATTTTACTCATCTATTAGATTTTTATATAGCAAACGGTAGAGATAGATTTGAAGTAAATCTGTTAGGTGGTGAACCTACACTTTGGCCAAACGTTGCTAAATTTGCTAGAGACTTAAAAGCAATGTATAACGTAAAAGTTACAATGACTACAAATGGTAGTAGAACTATTCGATGGTGGGAGAAAAATGCTAAAGCGTTTGATAAAATATTATTCAGCTATCACCACAAAGAAGCTGACTTGCCGCATTTTATAAATGTACTAGACACTGTTTACGATCAAGGAATTCCAATGAACACGTTAGTAATGATGGATCCTACTGTTTGGGACGAGTGTATAGATGCAATAGAACAAATGAAACAAAGTAAAAGACGTTGGTTTATTAGTGCAATGGAAGTTCATCCTCCTCAGTATACCACAGAGCAGCGTGAGGTATTTAAAAAACATGCTAAGAGAAG